CATTATGAATCAGAAACAAACTGATCAGCAAAATGCTATGGATAGTAAGTTTGCAGATGCAATTATTAATGAACCAATGTTAAATGAGAAGTAATGTGATATAATCACGAAAAGGAGCTGTAGTAATACTACTTTGTTTTTATCTCAATACGAGGACACACGATGAGCACAGAAGAAGAGTTAAACCAATTAGATGCCAGTATGGCAGAAGCTAAACACTTTATTGATGTCAAAAAAAGTGTAGAAAGACTTTTTAAAAATAGAGACTTTAAAAAAGTAATTTTAGAATATTACTTTAAAGAAGAAGCCGCAAGATTAGTTATGGCTAAAAGCTCCAATTTAAGTGAGGAGCAGAAAAAACTAATAGATTGTATGATATATGGTATAGGAGCCTTATCTAACTTTTTCGATAGTGTACACCAACGGGGTGTACAAGCAGAACAAGCTCTTGGAGATGATGAAGATGCTAGAACTGCTATACTACAGGAGGACTTAGAATAATGGCTGTAGAAAATCAATTAGGAATGTCTGATGAAGAGTTCCTTAAACAGAATTTAGGTGAAATTGAAGATCAATTAGAGGCTGAAGAAGCAGAAAATCTTCAAGAAGAACCAGAAGAAATTAACGCATCGGAAGAAGAGCAAACTTCTGAAGATGTATTAAGTGAGGATGCAGATCAAGAACCAAATCAGGAAGTCCCTGATACAGAAATTGAAGCGTCCGAAAGTAATACCGAAGAATCTGAAGAAGAGACATCAGATGATGAAGTAACTGACCCAGGGGAAGAAGTCCCACTGGAAGCTGAAACATCCGAAGATACTATAGAAACAGAGCCAGAGGATACAGATGATGTAGCTGCAGATACCGAAACAGTTGAAACAAAAGAAACAGCTGAAGTAGATTTTGAAGCGGCATACAAACGGATTACGTCACCGTTTAAAGCTAGTAAGCGAATGATGCAAGTTGATAATGTTGATGACGCTATTGCATTAATGCAGAAAGGTGCTGATTATCATAATAAGATGAAGACTATTGCTCCTCATCTAAAAATGGTAAGTATGTTAGAAAAAGAAGGATTGTTAGATCAAGCTAAACTTAACAATCTAATCGACATTTCTAAAAAGGACCCTAAAGCAATCGCCCAGCTTATAAAAGATAGTGGCATAGATCCGTTAGATATAGATACTGATGAAGAGGTAGGTTATAAGCCTACTAATTATGGTATAAGTGATAAAGAGTTTCAAATAAATCAGGCAATTGATGATATTAGGGGCACTCCTTCATTTGATAAAACTATAAATGTTTTAGCAAAAGAATGGGATGATGAAAGTAAAAAACTAATATCAGATAATCCTACAATTATAGGAATTCTTAATGACCACGTTTATAACGGGGTATATGATAGAGTACAAGCAGTTATGGATACTGAGCGAGCATTAGGTAGGTTACAAATGCCTGATGTTGAAGCTTATAGACAAATAGCTGAACACTTATTTCAAAGCGGAGCCATAGTGAACGAGGGACAAGATAATCAATCTCCTAATGCATCTGTACCAAAAACTAAAGCAAGGGACGATGTTGCAATTAAGCAGAAACGCAAAGCTGCAGCATCAACTAAGAAGACTACAACTAAAAATGCGACTGTTCCACCTAATTACTTAAATATGACGGATGAAGAGTTTATGAAATTGGCAGATGTATAGTTTTCTTGATATAACTAGCTATAGGAGAATAATATGGCTTTAGAATACGGAACTGGTGCTAATGGTGCCAGTAATATCGGTCCTCAAGCGCGGACGGATTTTTATTTCAAAAAAGCGCTTATTAAAGTACGTGACATTCAGTACTTTATGCCGTTAGCAGATGTAAGGGCTATGCCTAAACATCACGGCAAAACAATTAAACAGGATGTTTATCATCCATTATTAGACGACCTTAACGTTAACGACCAAGGTTTAGATGCAACAGCAGCTGGTGGATTAATATTAGTTACTACTGGTTGGCATGCTTGGTCTTCAGCGGGTGTAGCTGCAACAGGTGGTACTGGTTGGGTTGCGCCTGCTTCTGGTGTTGCAGGTTACTATAATAGTGAAGCTAATGCTATAGCTGCAGCAGGTGGTGCTGGCAAGGGTAGTATTAAAGTGATGGGTGGTAACCTTTATGGTTCCCATAAAGATGTTGGTGTAATTACAGACCGTCTACCTGCATTAACTGAGAATGGTGGTCGAGTTAACCGTGTCGGTTTTACACGTACACAGATAACTGGTTCACTTATCAAGCAAGGTTTCTTCACTGAGTATACTCAAGAGTCTCTGGATTTCGATTCAGATTCTGAGCTACTATCTCATATAACTGAAGAAATGATGGTAGGTGCAACTGAGCTAACTGAAGCTCAATTGCAGAAAGACTTACTCAACGAAGCTACTACAAATGGTACTACTCAGTATCCAGCTTCAGCTACAAGTAAAGTTACTGTTGCTGCTGTCGCTGATTACGATGACCTAATGACTTTATCTATTGCTTTGGATAATAACAAAACACCTAAGCAAACTAAGATAATCGCTGGTTCTCGTATGACAGATACTAAAACTGTTAATGGTGGTCGTGTTATGTACATTGGTCCAGATTTAATTCCTTTAGTACGTAAGATGACTGATATTTCAGGTTCTGTTGTAGGTTCAGGCTTTGTTGGTGTAGAAAAGTACGCTGATGCTGCTAATGTACTTAATGGCGAAATTGGTTCAGTTGACCAATTCCGTTTTGTTGTAGTACCAGAAATGTTGTATGACGAAAGTGGTGGTGCATCAGACGTTGATATTTACCCAATGCTTTGTGTAGGTGATGGTTCATTTACTACTATTGGTTTTCAAACTAATGGTAAGACTTTGAAGTTCACTACTACTCATAAGAGTCCTGGTAGAGAAACTGCTGACGTTAATGACCCATACGGTGAAAAAGGGTTTTATTCAATCAAGTGGTACTATGGTTTCATGGCTTTACGTCCTGAACGCCTAGGTATTATTTGGACTAAAGGTGCTTAATTAGGGATCTTATTATCTTCCCCACATGGGATACCTTATGATGTGGGGAAGATTTTTTTAAAAGGAGATAATATGAACATTGAAAATATGACATCTAAAGAGATTAGTGATGAATTAAGTAATCACGGCATTAAAATGCACTTCAATACTAAAAGAGATAAATTAGTAGATGCATTAAGTAATGTGGGGGAAATTGCTAATGGTAAAGATTTCTCTGTTTCAGATGTTACCTCAAACAGTAAAACAGCTGAAGAATTAGCAAAAGAATTAGGAGTTACTGTATTAACCGATGATGATATAGATGAAAATTTTATGTTTAATGGTGTTGAATTAGAAGGTTTAAGGGAACGAAATGCTTTGAAACTTATTCGTGTAATTGTAAGATCAAATAATCCTCTTAAACGTGACCATAGTGGTGAAATTTTTACAGTCGGTAATAAAAATCTTAATGGTGGTAAAGCAATTAAAAAATATATTCCTTATAATAATGAAGAGGGTTGGCATATACCCAATATCCTTTATGAACATCTTTTAGCTGCAGAATGCCAAATATTTAAAAAAGTTAATCGTAATGGTCAAGAAATAATGGAACCACAAAATATTAAAGCTTTTAATGTTGAAGTATTACCTCCATTAACTCAAGATGAAATAAATAAATTAGCAGTAAAACAAAAAGCAACAAATTCTATAGGATAAGCAAATGCCAACTTTAAATAATGCATCATTAACTTACGGTAGTAATTTAGGCGTTGACTCTGATAATGTAGTTACAGGTTCAGGTACATTTGATGAGTTAATGGAAGCTGTTAATATTCATTTAGATGCACAGTTTAATTTAGGAAGGATAACAGGTGCCGACTATGCAGTTGTTTATTTAGGAGCAATGCAGGCTGCTTTACAACAATCTGTTGCATATGCAATTGGAGCAGAAAAGACTAATGCTGAAGTAACTTTAATAAATCAAAAAGAAGTTACTGAGTTTGGGCAAACACGAGTTAGTACTAAAACTACTCCTCACGTTGATAGTATTCTTGGTAAACAAAGTACCTTATATGGTGAACAGGCTAAAGGATTTAAGTGGAATGCTGACCAGAAATATCTTAAGACATTATTAGATGCATGGGCTGTTAATATTAGTACAGCAGGTGTAGCTTCAACTCAAGTTGTTGCACTTAATGCAGCAGGTACTGGTAATATTAATACACAAATTACTAATGCGGAACCAACAGGATAAATGAGTCAATAAAATGTCTAATAGACTGCGAAATAATATAATTGCAGGTTTTATAGTTGTAGCTTTCTGGATTATATTTGTTCTTCCTGTTATGGCAGACCCTATCGTAACTGAATCAACTAGTACTTCTAATGTAACTACTTCTACTGATTCTAGTACTAGAATTAGAACTAATCCCCCTTCAGCAATTTCTCCATCCATGAATTCTAGTAATTCAGATTTATGTGCAATGGGTTGGTCGGGTAGTGTACAAACACAAATTTTAGGTATATCTACAGGTAAGATGTATCGTGATATGAATTGTGAGAGATTAAAAATAGCTTCAAAACTTTATGACATGGGTATGAAAGTAGCTGCAGTTGCAGTAATGTGTCAAGATTGGCGTACTTTTGATGCGATGCAAAAAGCGGGAACCCCCTGTCCGATAGCGGGACTCATAGGTACGGATGCAGAAGCAGAGTGGAAAAAGAATCCAAGACAGCAACCTAAAAAGGAAATTCAAAAACTAGATAAAGGAGATTGGTTTGAAAAATTGGCTAGTGGGATTATTGCTGTTGTTCTTCTTGCTATGCTCGCAGTTTAGTTTAGCAGATCCAGAAAAAGAAGAAGTTACTATTGCTGATGACCAATGGGTTGAAGTACCTTTAGATTTTACGTTTCCGTTCTACGGTAACAGCTATGTAACGTCATTTATGTTTAGTAATGGCGTAATTGGCTTTATGAATCCTAATACTATTCCAGGTACAGGTATTGTATATGATGGGTTGTGTTGCAATTCCTTTGACTTCACTGCAAGTAATAATAACTATGGTAATTATGGGGGAGTACGATTCGATTACGTCATTATGCCT